CGAGAACTTGGCCTGATGGATGATCGCCTTGTCCTCGCTTGAGATGTGTGCAACTCCGGCCTTGCCGTCAACCAGTTCGATGGTCACTGTCCGACCTCCTTCAACCATGCTTCAAACGAAGCGTCATCCTTCTGCGCGAACGTCATGAACGACGTATTGCATTTGGAGCATAATTCGTAAATGTCGGGCGGCACATCCTCCGCGATGCGGGTCGCTTTGCCAGCCGAATAGCGGCGCACGGTGTACCATTCACGCGCCTCCGTATCGCCAGCGGCGACGTAAGCGGTCTTGCCGCACTTGTCGCATACGTACTTCGAGTAACCGTCAGATTTCACTATCCAATCCTTTCAAAAGTGAAACAGCCAAGCGAAGGCAACTGCCTCCACGTGCCGCCGAAATCAACGGAAGGGTCAACACCAGTCGTGTTCATCAACACATAGCCGATCGGGAACGCGACCTTCCCGGAAGCGCCGTCGCCGACATGCGCGCTGATTACACCGTCCACGCTCACGATCGAGGAACCGTCCACCCTCACGCCGCCCAACACGTCCGTGGACGCTTTCGGCAGCGTGTAGGCGTTCGCGCCCCGTTCGACCGAAGCGAGCTTCGACCGTTCGGAATCGGTCATCATGCCCGACTTGGCATTGTCGGCAACGGTCTTGGCCGCATCGGCGACGTTCTTCGCATCCTCGGCGGTCTGATTCGCCTTGCCGATCTGCGCCGCGAAACCGGAAGCCGTCCTGTTAGCCGACTCGGCGACCTGCCTGACGGAATCCAAATCCTCGGAAGCGACCTCCGCGCTGATCGTGCCGCCTGAAATCGACAGGCCACGGCCAGCCGTCAAAGACACGCCACCACCGGTCGAACCCGAAGACGAAGAACCGGAATAGTTCGCATTCGCCGACTGCACCGGCAGTCCGACCTCGAACGTCGAAGTCAAAATCCCGGAATCGATTTTCACGATCCGTTTCGTCACCACGGCGGTGACGTTGACGCCGGAAGCCTGATCCGTCGCAACAATCTTGTCATCCACACGCAGACCGTCGCCGACCTCATCGGACAACGTCACCTCGACCGAACCACCGGTCTGCAATTCCTGCAAATGCTTCTTCGTCTCGGATTGCAGCGTGGACAAATCCGCGTTGGAATAGTCGTATGTGGCGCATACTTCATCGGCGCCAACGAGCGTCTGCGTCTGACTCACCACGCCGGTTGCATCCGCGAAATAATTAACCACTAGACGGTTCTTGAGCTCCTGCGAGCCAAGGCCGATAAGATGATTCACCGCGCGACGGTTGGTTTCGGCTTTGAAATCCACAAGGTCGGAATCGATCGTGTTCGTGATGGTCTGCACCGGCACGATGCCAAGCAGGATCTTGTTGCCGGACGCTTTGAAATCAAGCCTGCGGCCACATGATGCAAGCAATGTGCGCAAGCCGGTGTAGGCGTCCACATAACGTGGATTCTGGAACATCCAATTCGACAAAGTGGAAGCATCGGAGGAATCGACAGTGAAAACCGTATCCAAACCGATGCGCTTCAAAAGGTTTTTGAGGATGTCAGGCAGCTTGCCGGAGACGGTCAGGTAATCCTGATTCGCGTCCGGCTGCAATATCTTCGCCGCCAACATGCCAGTCCACGATTGGCCGATCCAGGTTGTCGTGGAAGTTCCTCCGGTGACGGACACGCGACGATCGACCATTCGGCCTCCAACATCACTTCCGTCAAGCCAGAAATACCAGCCACGTTCAATTTCCGGCGCATCCGGATCATCGATGGTCAGCTCGAAGTCGTTTTCGTCCGTGCCGCAAGCCCAATCCAACGTCACCTGCGATATGCTCGCATGTGGCGTCAGCTTGCCGTCGGCGAGGATAACGTCAGCCAAGGCACACCTCCAGAAACGTCAAACATGGTCAAATCGATGCCATAATTGCCGGAAACCGTCAATAGCGAATCTCCGGCAGGTATCGGCTCGAAAACATACTAGCCGCTTCCACTGCCGTTGCCGCGAACGCCCTTGTCGAAAACATCCGAAACGTCGCCGTTTTCGGCTGTCAGCGTTATCGTCTTCCGCAATCCAGTGGCCGACAGCGACACATGACCGCCTTCCGGCACTGTCACATCAACCGCGTAAGTGTTGCCGCCAATCTGGAAAGACGGGTTGACGCAAGGGCCGAAAATGACCGCAGCGAACTCAGCGGCCTTGCCGGTCGGATTATTCACCGTCAAGGCGATTCTCGACGGAGCCAAATCGGTCGGCAGATCCAGTGGAAGGTCAATCTGCGAGCCGGTGCCTGCCGTCATCGGAAAGAAATGCTGCACCGGCAGCGCGCGACGCCAGACGCCATCGCAAAGGACAATCGTGTAATCGACTTGCGCGTATTCCGGCCATGGCACGAGACCGAGCGAAAAACCGACGACATAAGCTTGTTGCGTCCATTCGCCATCAACCGTCAACATGCCAGGCCGGACTGCCTGCACGTCAGCATCGAAGGCTGTCTGAGCGGCATCCAATACGGCTGGCGTTTTGGTGCGGACGGTCATTTTCACCGTCGAAGCGTTTCTGCTCACCGATTTGATGCCGCGAGTGGCCAGCGTGTACGTCCATGCGTACCCGCGCATTTCCTGCAGGTCAGCCACCCACAGGTCATCGGCGTTGAGGTCGATGACCGTGCCATCATGCGCCGTGTATTTAAGCTCGCGCATATTTGCGGATCAACCTCCCCAAGTCACGGTCGCCGACCGTCGAATCATCGGACGCGGCGCTGATAATCGCGCCAAGATCGTTGTGCAGGCTGGTTATCGCCGCCACCACGGAAGCGGTATCAACCTGTACGCTGACCTGATTGCCTGTCATCTGATTGGCTGTGGCAAACACTTCGCGCGGAATCTTCCGCTCGTTCAGCAGGCGCATGTTCTCCAGGCCGTAATAGTCGACAGCGGCCGCCCTGTGCGTGTACTCGCCCGCGGTGAGACGAGCGTTGAGCAGGTACACGCTGTCGCTCAACCCGTTGCCGGGTGCCCACGCCGGATCCACGTAGCCGGAGAACAGGCCGCCTCCGGCGAACTGCTGGAAGGCTGCACCGGTGAACATTCCACCGGTGTAGCCGCCCACCTTCTTCGTCTTCTCCGTGACGGTGAAGCTCTTGTCCGCGATCTTGAAGTTGTTGATGGAGCGGAGCACCGGAGTCGCCTGGTCGTTGACCGATGCGGTGCTCTTCTTGTCGTTCAGCTTCTTGCGGTTGACGGCGTCTACCTTCGGTCCGGCCTTGTCGGTCGAATTGAGGGTGTTCTTCTTGTTGTTGAGCCTCTTCGCGTTCGCGGCGTTCGTCTTCGGCGTTGCCCTGTCGGTGGAGTCCAAGGTGTTGCGCTTGTTTGACAGTTTCTTCGCGTTGGCCTTGTCTACCTTCGGCGAGGCGTTGTCCTTCGCGTCGAGTCTGGCTGTGGCTTTCTTGCCGTTGAGCTTTCCGATGTTCTTGGAGGCGGTGTTCGCCTTCTTGGATGCCTTGTCGGTCGCGTCGATGGTGGCGTTGACGTGCTTCTTGTTGAAGTCGTCCATCATCTTCTGCGCCTTCTTGGCGCTGGCCGTGGCCTTCTTGTCGTCGGCGTCGAGCTTGGCCTTCGCTATCTTCTTGTTGAATTTGTCGAGGTTGGTTTCCGCGCCTTTGGTCTTCGACTTGGCCTTGGAATCGTCAACGTCAAGCTTCGCCTTGTTGTTGTCGGCGGTCATCCTGATATTGTCGATGGAAGCCTTGATGCTATCGGAACTCAGTCCCCAACGGTCTGCCAAGGCGTTAGCGGCCTGTTCGCTCATGCCCGAGGCTTCGGCCTGCCGAATGATCGCATCACGAGCATCCTGCAGCACGCCGTTCGCACGCTCGATCTCGCCGCTGCTGAAACCGGTGCTCTCGCCCTGCTTGATAATCTTCTCCGCAGCGTTCTGGGCGCTGCTGGCGATGTCCTCCAAAGCCTGCTTGGTCTTGGTGCCCTTCTCGGAAAACCTGTCAAGCAGATTGCCGCTCTGGTCGAACACCAGGCCATTATCCTTGCAGGTGTCGGACAGTTCACCGATCTTCTGATTCAGTTGGTCGACCGCCTGGTCTGCAGTCAGATTGCCCGACTCCAAACCAAACAACGCCTGGACAAGATCATCGATTTGGCTTGACGCATCCGAAGCGGAAGAGCCAAGCTCTTTGTTCGCGCTGGCAGCTTCCTTCGCTGCCGATGCGGACTTGCCGTCAGCGTCCACCGCGTTCTTGGCGGCCTTGCTTTTCTCATTGGCCTTCTTAGACGCATCATCGTAGGCCTTTGATTCCTCTTCCAAAGCTTTCTTGATGGCGTATGCCGCAGTTCCGCCAATGCCGGGCTTGTCGATTTCCTTGATCTGCTTGTTGACGCGCTTCAACGCGGCTTCGTTGCCCATGGCCGCGCTGGTCATGTCGGTCAGGCTGATACCCGCCTTGTCAAGCCATGTGGTCAACTTGACGCCGCCACTGCTCATGTCCTGATAGGCTCCGGCGATGGTCTCGCTGATGTTGCTGCCGGATTCCAGAGCCGACTGCAATTGCTCGGCGGCTTCCTTGGCCTTCTGCTGGTGGCTGACGAACGCCGATAACGCCACGCCGGCCACCGTCAGGGCGATGCCCCACGGACCGCCAAGCAGACTCATGACACTGCTGCCGACCGCCTTGAAACCAGCAGTCTTCAACTGCGCCTTGCTGGCGGACGTGCCGAACGCCTCCATCTGCTCGGAAGCGCTCATCGAAGACGCCCTGAACATCTGGAATGCGGTCTGCGCGGATCCGAGCGCCGTCTTGACACGTTGAATCGGGTCAATGGCCAGACCGATGTTGTTGGCCATCCTGCTGGTGCTGCCGTTGAGATTGCCCGCGGCCTTGTGCACGGCGCCGAACACGCCAGCCAATGATGCCATGACCACGATGGTCTGCTGCGCTCCGGACGGCAAACCAGAGAACGTGTCAACCAGCGTATCCAAGCCCTGCACCATCTTGCGCAAAGGCCCCTGAGCGCCCTCGCCTACGGAAATCATCAAGGACTCCATCGAGCCACTCAGATTCTCCAGATCACCCTTGAGATTGTTGTTCTTCGCAGCAGCCTGCTCGGCGGCGTACCCGCTTTCGGAGACGGCCTTCGTCCACTTGTTGACACCGGACTCGCCCGCCTCGTAAAGATAATTCGCGGCCTTGATGGCATAACTGCCGAAAATTGTCGCGTTCGCCTGGTTACGCTGCTCGTCGGTCAAGCCTTTTTCGGCCTTCTGCAATTGGCCGGCGAAGTTCGCCATGCCGACGAAATGATGTTGAGCGTCATATGCGCTGATGCCCAATTCCCTCATCGTATTGGACGCTTCGGCGGACGGCGCGGCCAGCTTCATCAGCATGCTGTTCAACTGGGTGCCGGACTCGGCTCCGATGGTGCCGTTCTGCGCGAACAGCGCCAGAACGCCGGTGGTCTCCTGCACGTTCATTCCAAAACTGTTCGCCTGGGCGCCGCAATTGTTCAATGCCTCGCCGAAATCGGAGACATTGCCGACGGCCTTGCCGGCGCCAGCCGCCAAAGTATCGGCCACCTGGGAAGCCTGAGACCCCTTCAGGTGGAACATGCTCAACGCGTTGGCCATGTATTCGGCGGCATCTCCAACGGCCATTCCATCGGACGCGGCCAGATTCAAAGCGCCAGACAAGCCACCGGTGAGAATATCCGTGACGCTCATGCCGGCCTTGCCTAGATCATTGATCGCGTCGGCGGAATCCGAAGCGGAATAAACCGTGGAAGCTCCGGCTTCGATGGCGGCGGCACGCAGCTGGTCCATTTGGGCGCTGGTCGCGCCAGTGTTCGCCTGGACGGTGCTCATCTGCTGGTCGAAGTCTGCGGCCATCTTGACCGCAGCCACGCCGAACGCGGCCACGGCCAGCCCGGCAGCGGTCATGCCGCTGGCGATAAGCGCGGACTTGCGTCCAGTGTGCTCCATGCCAGAAGCGACCGTTTTCGCAGTGCTTCCGGCGCGGGTCATCGCCGCCTCATAAGAGGCTGTATCAGCCATCAACCGGATGACGATGTTCTTGTTCTCCGCCAAAGCATCCTCCAAAAATCAGGTCAAGTGCGCCACCAAGGCGTTCGCGGCCGGATTGTCCCTGCCATTCGCATCAGTCCACCGTTTCATGGCCTGCTGCATGTGCGCAGTGGCCCAGCAGACGCTGGTTTCGGCATGCAATGTAAGTTCACCCTTCGGGTCTTGGCAGATCGAGCGAGGCAAACCGCACATGGGGCATAATGACCGTTCGTATTCAGCCAACGAGCGCATCCAATTGCGTTCCGTCTCATCCCATTCGGCCTCATCGCCTTCGCTTGGCATCCAGCCCATGAAACGCTTATAGCTGATGCCGAGCTGGCGGCAGATCTTAAGGTCCTCGACTAGTTGCGGAGAACCTGCGAGGCGAGGTCGAATGCCGCTTTTGGGTCCGCGGCGGTACCGTTCAGTTCGGCGATGGCCTGCCAGATCGGCGTGAACTGACCATCGGTGAGTTCGTCGAACAGATTGCGCCACGCCTGCTCGGTCTTGTCCTCGTCGGCCACCGGCTTGCCGCCGATGGTCGCGGAATCAAGCATGAGCGGCAATGCCGCAGCGGCGGTGCCGAACATGTCGTTCGTGCCGTTCTCGTTGCGGTGCGCAGCCAATGCCTGCGCCCACTTGCTTACCGGCAATGCTCGCAACGTGAGCTTCAATGTCTCCGCATCCACCTGTTCGCGCAGCTCTTCGATGCGCCGCGCGGTGGCCTTCGCCTGCCGGTTCGTCCCAGCCTCCGTGATTTGTTCGCGCGTGGTCTCCTCGGCCAGCGCATCACCCAATCTGGCGATGTCCTCGGCGGTCTGCTGGTTGAGGATGACATCGACCTCGCGCGTGCGCCTGGTGACTTTAAGCATTGTTGTTCCTTCGCTCTAATATTCATGTTCCTTTGCCGGAAAAGAGAAAAAAGAGGGTCCCGCACCGGCGAAAGGGACGAAAGTCCGGTGCGGGAAGAATTAATCAGGCGACCTTCACGTTCTCCGCCCAGCCGGGAGCGCGAACGGAGAAATTGACCTTGCTGCGCAGCACGCTGTTCGCGGCGATCGCCATCTTGGCGCTCATGCCGACGCGGACCGCGTACACGTTCACAACGTCGCCGGCGACAAAAGTCTTATCCGTCTGCTTGCCGTAGCGGCGCACGAAATAGCCTTCCACGCCCTCGGCAAGCGTCTCCATTGCGGCGTTCTGCGTGGAATGCGAAGTGTTGGTGTTGTCGATGACCTCGATGCTTGGACCACTGATCTTCTTGCGTCCGGGATTCTCGTAATCCTGCGCGCTGTTCTCGCGCTGGTCGGAGATGGACTCCTGCGACGGAGTGCAGCTCCACCCGCCTAAGGTGACGTAGTTGGACAGGTCGGTTCCAGCGTTGATCTCTGCAGCGGTCGGCTTCTGGATGTTTTTGATGGACGGCACCCAGATCGTGTTGACCAGACCGTCCGCCGGTGTGGAAGGAACTTCGGTTCCCAGAGTCAAAACCATGACTCCTCCTTAAATATTTTGGGTCACATGCGTGACCAGTTGAATTTGAAAGTAAGAAGACGGCACTGGTAAAGCAGGCTCGTTTCCTCTGCGGTAAGTCCGGCCGCATAGGCGCCGGAATCGGAGAACAGCGTCAGACAGCCGGTGTCGAACCCCTGCGAGACGAACCGTTTGCCAGCAAGCCCTGGAATCATGAGGTCATCGGCCAGCACGTTGACGGAATCGGCCGTAGTGCTCACGATGCGCACCAGCAAAGTGCCGATGCCGCAATGCACATGCTGCGTTTCGCCGACGATATGGCCGTTGGTCGTGACCGTCTCAATCACCCACGGCGGCTTCTCCGTAGGCTTAGGCGCCGTCTGCCGGTACACGGCCCAGCCAGTCGCCGGCTTCGGAATATGGTCGAGAATCGTGTCGGTCAACGTCATGATCGACGTCATTCAGACCACCTCCACGGCGGCACGAGCCACGTATTCCGCAAGTTTCGGCAATTCTTCCTCGCCATGCTCGTAGAATCGGTGCGTTCCACCGCCCCTCGCGGTTCCGAAGAACGCGATGTTGGCGAGCGAACCCGCTCCGCCCTTGGTGGGGCCGATCTCGGCGGAAATGCGTCCGGGCGTCTCGCTCACCGTGTAGGTGATCGGGATACGGCGGAACGCCTTATTGCCGGAACCGTTCAGGTCGTCGCGAATCGAGTTCTTGACGTTCTGCGCGCCCTTCTTCACCGAAGCGGAGATCAAAGCGCGGCGAGCCACGCCCTTGGCGAGCAGCGCATCGCCGAAGGCCGTCAACTGCGAAGCGTCGAACAGTCCGCTCATGCGTCCTCCTTCACGTTCCAACGGCAGGCGGTGGCGTGCGTCTTCTCGCTTTGAGGTGAGACGAGCCTGAACCGCCTGCCGACGAGCAGCGGATTGGCGGATTCCGTGACTTCCACCACGTCACCGGCGCGAAGGCCCGGAGTGCCATATGGAAAATGCACATACAAAGACCAGACCAACGAGACGGCGCCCATGGCTTGGGCCGCGCTGCCTTCGGTCTGCTCGCTGGCGAGGCCGCCGCTGGTCTGCACCTTGCAGCTGCCTTCGTACACCTTCTCCTTGCCGGTGGTCGTCAGTCCCGTGTCCGGATCCGTTGTGGTGACTCCGGGGCGGGTGACGGTGCATCGGTCGGTCATCAGGCATTCCGCGTTGGCTCTGGCCTTTGCGAGAAAGGATGCGCTGATTCTCATCGGAACACTCCAATCGAACTGACGTTCGCACCGAAGCGATTGCGCAGGCTGCGTCTGGTCGCTTCCGGCAATTCGGCCGCGTCGATCTGGGTGCCATCATGCGTATATCCGACCTGCGCGTCATCAAGCCTCTCGTAGGCGATGCCGGAGTGGGCGCCGGGGCCACCATCCGCGAGCTGATGCAATCCGGCGGCGACATACGAGCAGACCAGTCTGACGATGTCCTCCGGCACGGGATCCCAGCCACCTTGGAAGGTGACCGTCACGGTCGACGGTATGCCGCCAAAGGGGCTCCACGGCTCCGCCCGGTAAAGCGATGAGCCGAAGAGCCTCCAGTCTTCGATCGGCCGACCATCGACCAGTACTTTGGACACGGCTCGCACCGCCCTGCATGGCAGGTCAAGTTTCCTCGACTGTTCGCCGGGCAGGTCGACGGTCCATTCGCCCATGGTGATCGGACAGCCGGCGGCGTCGCGCACGGCGGCGGATACGGAGTCGAGCAGGCTGAGCGCGACGGTGTTGTCCGGCACGTCGATGCCGTACTTCCGCAGGTCCTGCAGTGTGGCCAAGGCGGTCATGTCAGCCTCCGATCAGACGGTCACTTGCCCTTCTTGCCGGTGTCTGCCTTATCGGCATCATCACCAGCGGTGTCGGACGTTTCGTCCACGACGGCCTGCGGGTCATCCTGCATGGAACGACCGGTGGAGGTGGAGAGGTTCAGTGTGATCTTGGTCAGGCACTCTGGACGGATGACCTTGGCGCCGTACAGGTCGAGGCCGCGCACCATGTCGGCGAAGTCGGTCTGCATGCGCATCGCCTCCACCTTGCTGACCTGCTGCGCGAAGGTCACGGCCGCGTTCGTGCCGGCGAGAATGGACTGGGTGTCCGGACTGGCGGACTTGCGCGGCACATTGTTGGACTTCACTACGGTGAAGCCGCGCACCTGTCCGACCACGCCGTTGAGCAGAGTATTATGGCCCGCTTCGGTGCCTTCGATGAAGCGGGAGTCCTGCAGCAGCAAGGCGTAGAAGTCTGGGCTGACGACAAGCCAGCGGCCCTCGTCGGGCACGTTCTGCACGTCGAGCTTGCGTCCGGCTTCCACGACGGCGAGATACGCGTCTGCAGGGGTGCCGACGGCCACGGTCTTCGCCGGGGTGCCGACGGCCGTGTCCATGAGATTGGAGATATAGGTCTCCACGTTCTTCATCATGTTGTAGGCGGCGGAATTTGTGAACTTTCCGGTCAGATCGGCCTTGGCCTGAGTCTTGTCGAGGTCATTGACCTTGAAAGCGAAATAGTCGGACTTGTCGATCTTGAGCACGGCGGCTTCCTTATCCGTGACGTCATCGACGGTAATCGCTTTGCCGCGCACGTACTCGTGCACTGTCACGTCGTTGTATCCGGTGATGTGCACGGTGTCACCGGCCTCACGGATGTCGCCCTCGTAATCGCGGTTGCACAGGCTCGGGAAGACGAGCTTCGCGCGCAGGGCTTCGAGGATGGCGGCGGACCATACCTCGGGGATGAAATTGGTGATTGCCATTGCTGGCCTCCTTACTTACTGCGGCCTGCGAGCAGATCATTCAAACGGCCCTTGCGGCGCGCCTCGTCAATCTGCTTCGGGGTCATGTTCTTCAGATCGTCCCTGGTAAGCTGTCCCGTCTGATGATCGCCATCGCGGACGCCCGACGGTGGGATGATTCCCGCCAGGCCAGCATTGTTCCCGCCTTGCGCGAGATACGGGTGTGCCGTGACCAGGGCGTCGATCTTCTCGCCGATCGCCTGCTGGTCGTATCCTCCCTGATCGTCCGCGGTCAGGTCGGAGAAGTCGATGAGCTTCAATGCGTCGCTTGGATTGATGAGCTTGCCGGTCGCCGCGGCGGTGACGTTCGCCTGGAGCACCCGCTTCTGCAGGCCGGCGATGGTAGCCTGCGCGGAGTCGAATTCCTTGCCGCGCTGCTCCCAGTCGGCCACCTGCTTCTCAAGGTCGTCCACTCGGTCGGCCTTCTCACGGGCGGCCTTGAGCTTCGCTTCGAGGTCGGTGTTGACCTTCTTCTGGCCGAGGAACTTGTCGTGCCAGTCGATTGGCGGCTCCTGTGCGCCCTGGGCATTGGTGTTCGGATCCTGCTGCTGTCCATCTGACATGGTGTTTCCTTTCATTCGGTGTATTTTTCGCCGTTGCTGGAGAGCCACCGGCGATACGAGTTCTCGGCCTTTGCCAACACGTCCGGCGTGACCGGCTTGCCAGACTGGTAGGGATTGCGGCCGTCCAAAGCTGCCTCATAGCGGAGCCGCGCATTGAGCAGACGCTTCTGCGCCGCGGTCAGCTCCTCATGCCGCCCTTGGCGGTAGTCGTTGTTGTGAAGCCATTGGCTGCGGCGAAGCTCCGGCACCCGCTCTCGCCATTTGTCCGGCAGGATGTAGCCCTCGCGTTTCAGCAGCTCGATGGTCTGCTCGCGCGGGAGGTTGAAGCTGTAGATGCCTTCCGGCGTGAGCCTGCGCCGTTGCTTCTGGCCATATTCGTATTTTCGGATCATGCGGCTCCAGCCGTATCGACTGGTGCCTTCGGATGTGGTCATACTGATGTTGCCGCGTCCGACCGGCCTCATGCCTCGGTGCGCGTTGACGACCTGGTAGATGTCGGCGCCGTCCCTGATGGCCTGCGCGTCGGAGTGGCCGAAGACCCTGTCCTGCTCCGCCTCGCTCATACGGTTAAAGCGGTCCATCGGATCAGTGATCCAGCCTTGTTTCTCGGCTTTGTCCTTGCCTTTGCATGGTATGGTGCGTCCGTGGCATTTCGGATGGCGCAGGAAGTCGTTGTTGTGCCGGAAGTATTTTCCGGCGAGGATGGCGCATCGTGGGCAGCAGTCGGGTGATTCGACGCGCACGTAGCCGACGCCGGAACGCTGGGTGATGCTGACGCCCATCGCGCTGATGGATGTGTCCTCGATGGCCTGCATGGCCATCTGGCGGAGCGTCCGGCGTCCGGACCGCATGGCGTCTATCGGGTCAAGTCCTGATTTGATGGCCGACAATGTGTGCGTGACCGGAATGTCGAAATATGATTCGAGGTCAATGCCGCTCGGCGCGAAACCTGCCCCGAAGGCGAGTGGATTCGCGATGCCGCCATCGGGACGCACGTAATCGCCCTGTTCTGCGAGCATCAACGTGGACGAGTCCATCGCATCGCTCGCCGCACGCGTCTGCAGGGCTGCGAAGAGCGTGATGAAATCGACGTTTGTCCGATTCCAGCTCTCACGCACCCGCAGCGGATCCACGCCCTTCCATGCCTTGTCCGCCGCCCTCACGGCCAGCAGGCATAGTCTGGCCAAAGTGTTCCGGCTGTCCGACAGGCTCTCCAGCGTCACCGTCATCAGATGCACCTCCGACCTTTAGGCTGCGTGCTATCTCGGCCATCTCAGGGTCATGGCTCTCGTCGTCCACCATGCGCATGATGCGTTTGATGTCCTCCGGGCTCTGGCCCATCTGCTCGGCTATCCACTGCAATGGATAGCCGAGCTGCTTGTATTTGAGCATCGCGTCGGCCATCAATGCCTCGCTGCGGTATTGCGGTGTAGCGAACACGACCTTCGAATCATCGAGGATCCGGGCGGATTCCTCGTCGTCCTCGAGCATCATGGCCATCTCGCACAGTTCGCGCACCGGCTGGCGCATGAAGCTGATGCGCTCCAGCGTCTTGCTCACCAATCCAGCTTCGGCGACCTCGTAGCCGGTGGCCGGCACCTCGGCGTTCGTCAGCAGGTAATGCCCGGGCGTACGGGTTTCGGCCGCGATGTGCTCGACGGCCTTCTGGATGATCGGCAGAAAAGCCTGCAGGTTGCTGGCGGTCCACTCGCCAATCGACACATTATCGCCGGTGATCTGCATGATGCGCTCCATGACCTGCTTGTCCAGGTTCGCTGGGCGTTCGCCTACCTGCTCGCCGGTAACCTTATCGAAGACCGGCTCGGACAGCGAATCGCCGCCGAGGATCACCCTCGCGGGCATGGACGCGAAATCCAAGGCGTTGAGCGTATACGCCCAGCAGACGTTGACGGCGTCCTGCATCGATTCGACCTGCTCCACATCGCTGATCGGCAGATCGTCCAAAAGCATCTGATTGCGGAATTCAACCAACGGGACTCGACCGAGAGGATTCACGTGCGCGGAGTCCGGCACGAACCGCCAGCCATCCACGCCGAGCGGCAGACGAGTCCTCTCATCGTCGCCGCCCGCACGAACCCGCACCACATCGAAGACCATGTCCGGCAGCAGCAAAGTGCCGAACTCGTGCTCCTCGTCGTATCGGACCAGCAGCCCCGCATCGACCTCGCCAGTGAGCGGGTCGTAGTGCACTGCCGCGCTGTCCGGATGCTCGAAGCTGATGCGCGCCCTGCCGTCCGGCATCGACGTGACCAGGCCGAACGCACGTCCGGTCGTGGTCATCATCAGCGCCGTCTCCTGCAGTTTGCGGTCGCAGTCGTTCCGTTCCCACACCCGCATCACATGCGAATCCAATTCGCGATCGTCGTACGGAATGAATCCCCTGAAATGAATGCGCTCGACCGGTGCCTGCGCGACCGGCAGACACCAGTTGTCGGCGAAGCCGCTGAACCGGTCGGCCATATAGCGTTTGAACTCGTCGGACGCGAACTTCAAGGTGCCGCGTTTGCCGCGAACATAATCCGTATGCTTCCTGATGTCCGGCCGACGGTTCTCGATCTTCAGAGCGAGCAGATTCGCCATGCGATTCACGTCATCGGCGGTACGAATCATCTCTAGAACCCCCTCGTGGTGGAGCCTGTAAGCAGGTACGCCTTGCGTTTCCTGCCCCAGCCAGCGGCACGCGCGTCGCAAGCCGCCTCATGGGCGAGCACGCTTGTCACAGCCGCATCGATTTTCCTTGTCTGCTTCGGCTTGCCCAAACCGTAACGCTCGCCCGATTTGGCGAATCTGCGCGCATTGCGCATGTGCGTGATAGTGATCGGACACCCGTCATGCGCGATCGCATGATGCTGCAGGTCGGATTCGAAGCGTTTCAACGCCTCCCAAACCGCGGTGATGCGGCTCGACCCGCTCATCGCCCAGGGAATGAATTTCTTCGGACCGTACCTCGTGTCCCACGCCTCGATCTGCGATTCCCACGACACCTCGTCGCGGAAACCCGGATCGCAATAGGCGCGAATAACCTTGTATCGTTCGTTGAGCTCGTCCATGGCGGCATTGACCTCGCTGCGAGGAATGCGCCCTCCCCACGTTTTAGGATTCCAAATCGTCGGACGGCGATCCTCGCCGTACCGTGGCGTGAAGATAAAACCCTCGCGCGTCTCGGCCTTGATGCACGTCCAATCGTCGTTCTCAGATCCGTCGAACCCAAGACACACCTCGGTGCCTTTCGGCGGGTTCTCAAGCCAAAGCTCATGTTCCTGCATAGCAGCTCTCCCAGAGTCCATCATCGAGCCATGCTCCACCGCCCTGCACCATTCGGTTGCCGAAGAAGCGTTCCGCCTGCGCGGGATCCTTCTCCATCAGCGCCTCAGCCTCCGCCTCGACGGAATCCAAAGGCACCCACGGGCTTCCGGCGTAGACCCATTCGAGGATCCGGCGACGTTCGCGCCGGTTGTTGAAGCTGTATGGCGTGCCGTCCTTGTGCCGCAGGTCCGGGTTCAAATCGGGGTTGCGGTAGAAGATCCAAACATCTGATGCCGATGTCTCGAACTGCTGTTGCGCGTAGGAGTTCTCGCCGGGATCGTATGCGTTTGTCCAGAAGTGCGTGCGCCCACCCATACCAGCCGCGCCACGGCGTTGCGTGTCGGCAACGTCGAGCATGCCATTCGACTTGGTGTACAGGCCGGCCTCGTCCTGCTCGGCATCCGAAATTGGATTGCCCAGGCGTGAAGTCGCCGAGGCCGTCACCACATCGATGCGGTCTAGGTCAAGATCGTCATCGTCCAGATTGATTCCAGGACGCAGGATGCGGATGAACCCCTCGCGCACCTTGAGCAGCTGCTTCAATGGTCCAAGCCGGATCATCGCGACCAACGGCCGGTAGGCGTTGCGCACCTGGTCCTCGGAGTTCGCGGTCAGCTGTATCAGCGGCGATGGATGGCGCATGCCCTTCGGCTCGCCCGGATTGTAATGGTAGACCCATCCGCAAGGGCAGCCGTTGTCGGAGCAGCGGTACACGTCGCCGGGCTTCGCCCAACCGGCGAACACGACCGGACCGCAGGCTTCGAGGATGGCGCATGAGGCTTCGGTCGGCCCCTTGCCTGTCTTCTGCGGGCCAATGCAGCCGGTCAGACGGTATTGGAAGGCTTGGTTGAGAACCAGTGGATTGTCCACCGTGACCTCTTCGGGCGGGATGAATTCCGCGCCCTCGCGCACCCTCCAGCGGTGTGCGGCGTACCAGAACTGCCAATCTGACCAGCAGAAGGGCTTGCCGCGGAGAATACCGTCCGGCTGGCGCACGTGACGCCGAACCCACGCATCCTGCAGGTCTGCGAGCGTCGGGAAGTCGATGATCCAATCGTCGGCCATGTCACGCCCTCAAACGGCGCGGGAACTGCACGATCTTGGTGTCCATGCCGCTCTCGGATGCCTCCGCGTCCGTGGCCGGCACCTCGTGGGCGGCCATGTCGACGTTGTCCTCGGAGATCTTCCAGCCGAGCGCCTGCAATCCGGCCTCGGACAGGCCTATCCGGTCCTCGAGCCTGATCTTCACAGCCACGTCAGCCGCCTTGGCCGACGGGCTCTCGCACACCACGCATTCGCGGACATACGAGGCGATCTGGTAATGCAGATACTTCAGCTGTGGCTGTTTCCACGCGCGCGCCTGCGGTAGCCGCCACAACTGCCCCCACAGCTCAGACTCACGCTCGTTCCACGATTCCGAACCGGCCCTATCATCGACCCATTCCTGCGAGTCCTTGTCGAAATCACGGAGCACATACGGCGGAAGTGGGAACTTCGGCGGACGGCCCTTGTATTCGGTGTTCGGCAGGCTGCGCAGGGTGTATCCCCTGCGTTCGCTGGCACCGCTCGACGGATCTGGCATCGGGCCAGACCTGACGCGTTTTCCTCCTCTTGGCATGGCTCCTCCATCGTCGGACGGCCTTGCGCCGTTCCTTCGCTGTGGGACGCAGGGCCTTTCGCCCGCCCCCTCTGAAACTTTTGAACTCTCCGCACCTCGGAGACAGCTCTCCGGCGGTTCCGCTACCCAAACTGTTAGGGGGTATCCCCGTGGGTGTTTTGACGGTTTGCTTCCGTTTGTTTTGCAACGGTTTTTTGTTTGACTCGCTTGCTGTTGCGATGAGTCGCGAATCAAATCGAAAAGACTTGGTCGCTTTCGTCTTTCGTGTCGTTCGACGTGAGCGGCTGGCGTCGTCGGCTTGGCTTCGATGGAATGTTTTGTTTTGGTGACGAAACCTGTGTGTGTCAGCTGAGGTTTTGTCTGTTGTTGAAGCCTGAAGGTTTCGTCCTCGCGGTCTTGCTGTCGTGGCAGCGCTTGCACAGGCCGCGCATGCGTTGCGGGTCGTTGGGGTCCAGGCCTGCTTCGACGAGCTCGATACGTTCGATCGGCCAATGGTCGGCTATGGTGCTGGGGGCGCCGCATAGGCCATGGTGCCTTCCGCATCCGTCCGGCCCGTCGCCGGGACAGACGCACCGCGGGTCCCTTGCCAGCACGCGGGCGCGTGCGAGGCGATGCGCTTTCGACGTGTATGGATTGCGGCCTCGTGTCCGGCGCTTGTCTTTGGCTTTCCTACATTCGTCGCACAGCGAGCCGGAGGAGACCAGGTGCGGGCAGCCGGAGGTGGAGCATACCTTGTACATCAAATCCGCCTATCGGCAGAGAGGGCCCGGCACGCCTCGTACACATACCCACCGTGACATCCAATCACCGTGGGTCTCCCCATGTGAACCATCCATGAATGTGGCGCTTGGGAGACTTCTTTGGGGAAGGTTATCGCCAATGGGAAGCATGCCGGACAATGAGAATCATAACGCTTCGGGATGGAGTCGAACCAGCGCGTGAGCTGGTGTGCGATCTCTTCGAGGGCTTCTTTCATTTCTGCTCCTTTCGGCGTGTAATATCTACCTCGCTTGCATAACTTATGTATTTTTGATATAATAGTTTATGTCAACAGGAAAGGAGGTGAGCATGAAATGGACGGATATCGTGACCGCCATCAGCTCGGTGGCGAGCAACATCATCGCGCTGGCGGCGCTCATCATCTCGATACGGCGCAGACCACGCCATAAGAGATGACGAAAGGGTTCCGAGCAGACCTAGTGCCCGGAACCCCGGTTCCATCCTATTTCATGGCCATCATGAAAACAAGCACCATATTCGCCGTCTGCGGCATCACATGCGGACTGCTGTCCGCCATGCTCGGCTTCGCGGGAAAACCATGGCAAGCCGGATTGTTCGGACTCGCGGCGGGCATCTGGTGCATCGCCACGCTCATCATGGACAGACGGGGCGGCGATGACGACTGAATACCTCGGCGTCAAACAGGTCGCCGAAAGACTCGGCGTCGCGAACGCAGCAGTCTACGACCTGCCGGAGCCGGACGTGCGCATCGGCCGCACACGCGGCTGGCTCCCCGAAACCATCGACCGGTGGAACGCGCAACGTCCCGGCAGAGGCGTCGGCGGCGGCAGACCACGCAAACAAAACGACAAATAAACAAATGGTCCGGAAGCGATTCCGGACCATTCCTTTTCATGGGTGACTCCGGAGAGATTCAACTTCATCTCACGCCGACGGAGAAATCATCAATGTTCTCGATGATGCCGTCGATATATCGTTCGCGGTCTTCTTTCTCACCTTTACCAAATATCTTAAACATGCCAGCCAATATGCATGACACCACGCCAATAGCCAAAATCAACCAGTTGCCGTGACCTCCGGAAGAACTAGAATCCACCGCGAATTGGATTATCATCGGGATTCCGATACCGATTGCGCACCAAAAAGCGTTGTCTAATTTACCATTGCCATCCGGAATTCGTCTGATATCCCTTTTCAGATGCTTGAGGTCGGTCGTACGCACCGGTATCGCATCCTCCTTCGGCATCTTAACGCTCGTCGAAAATGCCGCCTTCTGTTGAGACAGCCCTTGAAGCCCTTGAAGGTTCGAATTCACGATTCGCCCTTCCCCTGCTCCGTCTGATTCGGCTCCGAAGGAACGGCACCAGAGACCATCGCGTTCATGAAAAAGGTGTACCCACACGTCTGACATACGACAGCGGTGATGGGCATGATCCGCGAATCTCCGCCGATCACGATATCTCCTGAATTGTATTCCCTGAATTCCAGGGCTTGCCCCACCCACCACTGCTGGCCGTCACAAATCGGACAATTCCGCGGTTGAGTCCAATGTGACGCAAGCCATTCCATTGCCTTCGCGGATTCGTCGTCGCGACGTTTCTGATGTTGTTCGCGTGTTTCTTTTTCGATTGGCATGCCGCCAAGTTTAGGACCATCCCACGCCACCGGATTCAACGCCAATCGAAAACATGATGACATGGGACGACCGAGTGCCTCCGGCGAGATTCGAACCCGCGCATACACGTGGCCGCAAGGAAGAGAGTTTAAGAACTCGTGGCCGGTGCGATCTACCGCTGATTTCTACGAAGGCATGGACAGGCGGTTTGAACATCACCGCATCACGTAAACGCGGGATTGGCTTGCCTGCCGCTGTTGGTGTATGCCCACTCTGACGTGGGTGGGCGGAGCGTGTCCGATATGCCGTTCGGACAGGACGGTGTTACGTAGCCCAAGGAGTTAGGAGAATCCAAGGTGGATATGAAAAGGGTTCAAACCAAGTCACCTCGGTTTGAACCCTCTAATCCACTGACAATTATGCCTTGCACTTCGAGAAACGTCAAATCGAGTCGCGTCGGGAAAGCTGCCCGTACACGTCGGCGAGACGGTAGAACGGCTGTCCCTTCCCGTTCCTGCCGGCCGGTTGGATCCTGCCGCGACTGCGCCACGAGTAGATCGTGTTCACGCCGCATTGGAACCCGCATTCGCGCAGGAGTTCGGCGCATTCCCCTGCCGTGAACGCTTTGCCGGATGCGATGCACTCCTTCAGGAAGCCGAGCCGCACGTCCACCACGCGGTAAGTGCCGCCGCATACGGGGCAGGTGACCTCGACCGCGTCGATGGGCGCCGACAGTTCGACACCGCACAATGGGTTCGGGCATCTGCCGATGCCGTGCTTGGAAGGCGGCACGTCGATGATGGACAAGGTCTTGCGCGCCGATGATTCCCAGTCGTGCCAGATGATGTCGATGTCCGGAAGCCGGTTCAACCGTGGACATGCGGCGCAGACGCTCAAACATTCCAGCAGGGACGGGTGGATCCGGCCGTTCGCCCATGGCATCGCCGATGGCGCGTACAGTCTGCGCCACAATGCGACCGCCATGTCCCCGACCTCCTGCATGTGGTCGAGCACCGGCAATCGGATTGGCGTCGGCGCGGCTGGAAGGTTGACACGTCCAGGCTGGCGGCCTCCGTAGTGCGCGGTCGAGTCCAGGAACTCATGCAGCGAATCCAACCATGATGGATATTCCCGCAGCCAGCCTCGCATCAGCCCATCGCATTTCGCGCACATGGTGTCGCCGACAGCGCATTCTCCGCCGCAGACGAGGCACACGCCGGCGAGCGCTGGCTTGTTTTGGTTGGTTTGTGCTGGTTGTGTCTGGTTTGGTGTTGGTTGGGATTCGTTGTTTTGTTCGTTCATTTGTTCGATTCCCTCCGGCGTGGTAGTCTGGTTTGTGGTGATGCCAGAGCCCGGCCGGAAGGTCGGGTTCTTTGTTTATTCGGTGGCGGAGTCCTGTTTTTCGAGGTGGACGTGTTCGATCTTGGCTCTGCGGCGGAGCAGATTGGCGTATTCATCCATGACGTCAAGCTGCCTGCTCAACAGGCTGATCGGACAGACGGGCTCGAAGTCAAGCGTGCCATCCGCATACCGCTGCAGCATGTCCCTGAGCCTGCCGGCACGAGCGGTCAACTCACGGTATTCGACGCGCATCCGCTCCCCGTAATCGGATCCGTCGGCGCTCGCGGGTTGCGCTTGGTCGCCGGCGGCGAGCACTTCGATGGCTTGACGCAGGTATCCGTCGTGGATCCAGTCGGCCGCATGCTCCCATTCGTCGTGGATGTGTTTCGGATCGTCCTTGCGGAGTGCAAATTTGAGCCCGAACAGGCGTTCGGCGACGGCTTCGGTGCGCGCGTCGATCGGCGGCAGTGGCGGTTCGAGTGTTTCTTCGCTCATTTCGATTCCTTTCTCTGTTGATTGTGCATGGTCTTCCGGGTCTTGTGTCGCAGCAGCCACACCGCCCATCCGGGCGGTTCGGTCCAGATGGTCAGATGCGAGGACGCGGCGTACAGCTTCCACCACCTGCCGCAGATGACGCAATGCTCTATCCTGCGCAGGCTGACCTCGTATTGCGCCGGACCGATGCCATTGCTCGCGCAAATGAATATCCCGACCGCGCTCCGGCACGCATGCGGCGAGCGCCGTTTGTTACGACTGATGCTGTTCATCATTCCGCCTCCTTCTCAAGGATGTAGACGATTGTCGGCGGGAATGGTGGCTCATAGCATATGTTCGGCTCCACCTTGTACTCGCCTTTGCCGCCGAGTCCCGGCAACACGTCGGTGCGCATCACGCTCCATCCGTCGGAAAGCAGACCGGCGAGCGCTTCCGTATTCTGCAGCTTCAGCGTGTACACGTCTCCGCTTGCCGCGTACATAACCGGCACTACCTTAAATTTCCTACTCACCGCTCCGTCTCCTTCTGCTCGTCCAACCACTTCTCAAAAAGCCGGTAAATGTCCAGCGGGATGGTTTTGACCGGCTGGAATTTGAGACGCCACATGCAGTCGGCGCACACCTCGGTGACCGTCTTCGCCTGACCGCCATAGATGAGGCCCACGGAATAGACGGGACTCGAGCACCACCGGCCACACAAATCGCAGGTGTGCATATCCTGCGTGACCAACTCGTCACGCTGCGGCAGGAACGGATTCCCTGCATCCCTTTCCTCCACGGCGTCGGCGAGCGCCTTGCTGATCTCATCCTTGGCGGCGAGATAGGCGTGGTATCGAATCGACGAGCTTTCCTCGAGGGGCTTATTGCCATAACGCTGTCCGGCGCGCACGGCCTCGAGCTCCTGGTCGATGAGCTTGTCAAGCACGCTGATGGCGATGTCTGCGCCCGTGTTGCTCATTGCTGCCTCTTTTCCTTGTCGTGTTCCGCCACCCATCTGAGCAGGGTGTTGATGGTGATTCCGACCGCTTGGCGCTCCTCGTCGTCTTCCGGCGCGATGTATATGGCGCCGTCCTGGATTCTGATTTTCATCGTGGTTCCTTGTCGGCTCCGCTGACGTGGTCCCAGTCGCATGAGATTCCGGATACGCCGTGGTTGCCGGAGGTGATGACGCAGTCGACTCGTCGTGTCTCGGACAGCGTGACGATGCATTCCTTGATGCGTTCGTCGCTGGACTCTTCGGAGCATGTGGTGCCGGTGGCGGCGATGGCGTGGGCCGGGGTCGACGTCTTGGACGTGCTCCCGCATCCTGCGAGCGCGAGGAGGAATACCGGCGTGAGCAGGAACATGGTGATGGCGGTCACGCCGATGCCGGCGAGCGCGAGTGGTTTGCGTTTTCTCATTTCGAGTGTTTCCTTCCTTGTCTGGTGGCTTCCGCGTTCCATGCGCGTATGGCTTCCTTGAGGTCGTCGTGGCGGGTGAGGATGAGGATGCCGTGGCGTTCGCAGGAGCATGCCCATATCTGTCGTATGGCGGATGTTTTCCGGTTGATGGCTTGGCCGATCCGGTCGAAGCTGATGTTTCGGCGGCCGCAGGTCGGGCATGGCACTGGTTTGTGCCATTTGCGCGGTCGTGTCTCTTTCGGGTGGCCCATTGTCTTTCATTCCTTTCCGTAGATGGCGAGGCTTCGTATGCCGGCGCTCATGCTGTTGGAACATGTGTTCGGATCGTGGGAGATGATGTCGTTTCCGATGCCCTGGAAGCGGAGGCTGGCGGTGCCGTCCGGATGTCGGACGAGTTCGAGTCGTCCGTCGATGATGACGTCCTGGTCGGTTTGGGCGATGCAGCGGCGGCCGATCAGGATGGACGGGTCGGCCGACCGCCATTTATGCAGCGGGACGTTGACGCTCACCGCGGCTCCTCGCCTACGTTTTCGCCCCTGGCGTCCTTTCCGGCCGCCTCGTAGCCTTCGTCGTACACGTCGTCGAGCAACGTCTGGAACTCGGGAGAGGCGAAGAACGTTCTGATGGCGTCCTTGGCCACGCGCCTCCATGGCTCTTTGCCCTCCATGGGCATTTCGTTCCATGGGCGTGGATGGCGGGCCCCGTTGCTATACCAGCGCAGGTAGATGGCCTCGGCCACCTTGTTCTGCGTCTCCAGACCGATCGGAATGGTCTCCTGGTCTGCCACGATGGCTCCTTTCAGTATGTTTCCGGCGGTTCCGGCGCGGTGCGGTCCGCAATGATGTAGGCGGCGAGCGCGATGCATAGGGTGAGGATGATGAGCATGGCGTGCAGGGCGAGCCATTGGATGGGGATCCAGTGGTGGAGGCCGATGCCGATGATCGGCCGGATGATGGCGTGCGGCACGAGCAGCAGCGCGGCGATGGAGAACAGCGTGGCGAACCAGTCGCCAACGCGGTTGGAGATGCGGTTGATGGTCTGTTTCATTCCGAGGTTCCTTTCGTTGTTGGTACGGTTCATGGCCTGTTGGCCATCCAGCCGATCAGGATGGCGGCGAAGAGGAGGATCACTGCCGAGATGCTCATCACCTTGCTGCTTTCGTGGCGACGTATCGGACCGGATGATCGGAGAGGTGGCGGATGATGCGCGCGTATTGGCGGATGTCGCGGTCGAGGCATGCGTCGGTGCGGTGGGCGCTGGCAATAGGCGTCTCCCCTTCCGGTTTCACATCCCAGCCGGCGGCTTCGAGACTGTCGCGGAGGGTGGCCATGTCGATGCGGTGGTAGTGCAGCGGGAGGTTCGGGCAGAGTCGGCCGATGAAGTCGAGGTCGAACTGCGGGTTGCTGCCTGCCGGATGGAGGGTGAACGATTGCGCGAGGCTGTCGACGTATTCCTCGAGCGCGTTCGCCGTCGCCTCTTCCGTATATCCGCCGTCGAGAGCGTCTTCGAGCAGTCCGTTGGCGCAGTGCATGCGCCACGCCTTGAGGTTCCCGTCCGTAACGGATGCCTTGCGGCCTTTCAGTCCGATGACGCGGCGGAAACCTCCGACGCACCGCACGCCTCTCATGTCGGTGCAACGCATTTCCACCTCGAGGATCCTGTCATGGTCCGGGTCGAGCCCCGTGGTCTCCACGTCCATCCATAGCAGCATGTCCTCTTTGGCTTTTTCCTCGCTCATCATTGGTTTCCTTTCGTTTGGAGGAGAATGATTTCGGTCTGTGTGAGCGGTGTCGCGGTACCGTCCATGTTCAACCGCAGCCACCGGCCCTCCCAGTCGAACACCGGCACATCACGCGGATCCGCGCCGAACGGCACGATTAATCCCAGCCGCTCCGCCTCGGCCACATGCTGATGGACCCACCCATGACAGCCCGTGGTCCCACTGCCGCACAGCTCGACGATGTTGGCCGGACTGTGCCTCACATCCGGATCCGCCGCCCGCCGCAGTTGACGGTGATGGCCACTGCGTCCAGGCCAGCGTGACGGATCATGGATGTTCGTCCCGCAACGCAGGCAATGCCAACCCTGCCGCTCCAAGGCGGCACGCTTCGAATCAGCAAACTCACTCACAACGCACCCCCTCCTGCATCAGACCGTCAACCAGCACCAAACACGAAGTGCAGTCGGCCCTCAACCCGGCCGCCATCGCCACGATGCCGTCATCCGCCCTGCCACCGGCGAGCGCTCGCAGTTCGATTGTGCTGGCGGTCTGGGCGGTGTCGGTGAGGAGGCGGCTGAGTTTGTCGAGTTGTTCCCTGGTCATTGGTTGTTCTCCTCGTCTTCTTCGTTTTCGTCGGAGTCGGCTTCGGTGATGGCGGCGGTGAGCTGGTCGAGGTGGCTGGTTTCGTCGTCGGCGG